CAGTTTCTATACTTCCTCATTTTCCTTATTTTCCTCATTTTCCTCATTTTCCCTTTATTCTTTTACCCCCGTTCTCCCTTTATTCTTTTATTCGGGAAGTGCTTCCATCAGGGGGGGAGGATGTCGTTCGATTTCCACCATTAATATTTCTTCCCAACCTTTTGGAAGCCAGACTCGTCCTTCTTCATATTCGTGGATTTCTCCAGTTTGGATGTTTCTTAATACGGTTTTGGGAATTTTCGAGTTGGAGTTGGAGTCTTTTAATTGGATTCTCCATACTTTTCCTTCCTCCTTATCGTATGCTTCCACGAAGTTTCCAGATATTCTATTTCCTTTGGAATCTATTAGATCCAGGGGACGGAAAGGGGGTTCGATACTTCCTGGATATTTATCCTGGTTGCATGACACGATCACGTTTTGCTCCTTTAAAGATTTCCGCCAGAGATCATTCGAGCTTGTTGAGTCTTATTGCTTTCCTTTTCTATCCTTGCATTATGCCGCTTGAGTCCTCCAACTCTTGCTCGTCCACGAATTAACATGGACATAGCTCCAGCGGCGGCATCTATCTGGTCGTCGTGACTTCCAAAGGGGGCGAACTTTAATTCTTCCTTGAAATCCTTTACCCAGGGTCCGTCTGCATAATAAACATTTCCTGCATTGATTTGAGTGGCCAGAGGGTCCCACCTTTGCTCTTTAGCTCCTTTTCCTGAAACGGGGTTCAGGGTTACTCTGAACCCTATTAGAGTCCTTGCGGTGTTCTCTGCACTCTCCTTACCGGAACTTCCTGGTTCTTGTTCCACTCCGATCCTTACCTTTGATCCATCTATCACGGCAGTTTGATGGATTAGTTTCTCCCGCCTGAAGGCGTCCAGTCTTACTCTCTGCACGTCGAGTACCCATATACGTCCAGTGTGATCCATACCCATCTTCACTCCGGCTGTCCAGTCTCCTTTTCCCAGACTTCCGGCTTTATCCCAGTATCGGATAGTCATTTTTATCTTGGGTGGAAATCCTTCCTTAAGGCAATCCGTCTTGAACATGCCACCGCCAAGGGGGACTGGATCTTGTCCGTACTGTCCCGAGAAAAAATAACTTCCGTAAGTCTCCCAGTTGTCCAGGACGGCTTTGGGGAGGCGTATTGGGTCTAGTAGTCCGTCCTTGTAATATTCTTTCATCCTCTCCGGGTATATATGATACTCGTCCGTGGCAGGTAAACAAACGTGTCGGACATTTCCCTTCTTCAGCATGAAAGCAGATGGATCGTCCTGGTGAAGCCTCTGCATTACCAGGATTATGCAGGATACCTGGGCGTCGATCTTTCTCGTGGATAAACTTCCGTCGATCCAACCATTGGTGGACTTGATTACCAACTCGGACATGGCCTCCTGAGGGTTGATTGGATCGTCTATCACGATAAGGTGGAAGTGTCTCCCGAGTGGGGAGCCTCCAGCTCCAACCGAATATCGCATTCCACCCTTGGTATTTACGAAATAGGACTTTGTGTCCTGATCCGATCTAAGTTCGATGTTGGGAAACAGTTTCTGATACTTTTCGGACTTAATCAAATCCCGACACTTACGGGACAAGTCGAGGGAGAGGTCGTGGGCAAAAGAAGCACCAAGGAATCGGAAAGATGGCATTCTGGTCCAACACCAAGCTGGGAGCATAATGCTGAAAACACTGGACTTGCTCGTTCCAGGTGGGACATTGCACACGAGATCGCCGTCTTTTGGCTCTCCAAGGAATATCCTCTCGCATATCCTCTGTGCCCGGTCGCAGAGATATTTTAGATGCCAGTTAAATACTGGCTTTTCCGGAATGATAACGTGCCAGAATGCTTTCAGGAATTCGTAAAAGGACTTGCGGTAGAGAGCTGCCTCCACTTTGTCCGGATCAACGATCATATGTGGTCCTTGCGTTAGAATCCTTGAGAAAAGGTAATTTCCTGATTTACTTGAGGAAATCCTCCTCTTCATTTTTCAGGACTTTGGACTCGATCACTCGGACTTCTTTGGATGCTTCTAATTGTGGTGGCTCGTTCTTTTTCCTGGCCGCCTCCATTACCATACGTAGGACTTCGGCTGGTAGGTCCAGGCTGGAGATATCTAATTGATGGCGGACGTTACCCTCGTGAGAAATGGTGATCTTGGGATCGTATCCTCGGTCCCGGTTAAGGGTTTTGTTGGTGAATAGAACGGCGGACGTGTCACCGACTGCTACCAATCCCATCAATGCTCCCTCGCAGAAGTCCTTCTTCATCTCATGGATATTATCCATGAGTTCCAGGAAGTCAGGATCGGTCTGCTTCCATTTTGTCACGGTGTGAGTGGACACCCGAATCATCCTACACGCCTCGGGCATCCTAAAACCAGTATGGACAAGAGCATGGACGAAAAGAACCTGTCTGGCCCGCTTCCCACACCCGTCTAGGAGCATTTCCGCCCTCTTCTCGGGGTTGGGTTCCTCCCGAATAGCCAGGAGGCTGGACCATGTTTCCTGAAGGTCAGGAGGGAGTCTCTCGAAAGCGTGTTCGATGAAGGTAGTAGCAGTGCCTTTCTGTCCCATGTCTTGTCCACGCTCTATTGCGTAATCGACGGCTTCGTCGGAGATACGCCAATCCTTGAGTGTGGACAAGGTGACTCCAATGGCATTCGCTACCTGCTGGAGCTTTAACCCGTCCCGACACAGTTCGTAGATTTTCACTACAAATTCGGGCCTCCACTTCGATTTCTTCCGTCGTTTCTCGGCCATAGTGGACTCTCCTCTCAATAAGGTTTAGGGACATTCTAACAGATCGTGGAGAAAAGTCAACATGTTAGCAGTATAACATCAACACTAACACCCTAGAATTAGAATGAAAAAACCTGAAAAACCTCTGGCCATTTTTTTATCGACACAATAAAACGTACTACCTAGGTCGGTGTGAGGTAAACGAGCGGGCTTGACCCGCAACAGTTGTCCCCTCACCGCCCCTTGATCTTTCTCAACTTGAAGTGAGCTGGCATCGACCGTGAGCCAAGCGGCAGAACGTACCCGATAGAACCCCTACAAGGTACGCCCAATTGGGTAGGGTAGGGTAGTAATCGGAACTAGTAACCGCCCGGCAGTGGTTGGGGAAACGCGATGCAGCACACTGAAAAGTCCCACCCGGCTACTAGGCCGAGGCGACTACACTTCCGAGAACCAACGGTGAACAGGAAAGAAGCCCGAAAGGGTATAACTTCCCAATTAACCGTATGAAGATCAGACCGGAACGTCTTCTAGACATTGCCTGATCTTCTGGTGCCATAGTTTTGAGTCTATCCGAAAGGGTCGGCCGGAATGAGGAAAATGTAAAGCCCGGATTCGACATAGACCATTAAAAGCCAAACCGATAACCGCCCGACTTCCGCAAGAAGTCAGATATGGCATAGGAAGAGGCAAGCCCCTATTACAAAGGGCTAGATGGGGAAACGGGAATACGCACAACAGCGTTGGGACATGAGACGCCGGCATCGGGCCGGAGGTACAATCAACCTGGGGGTTCGACTCCCCTTAGTCTCATTCCTGGTCTGATTCCCAGACCTACTCTCAGGAGAGTTTAATGCTAAAAACTGGATCATACGTCAAACAGATCAACGATTCGGCCCCACCAGTGAGGAAATTCACCTGGGAAGTGGTGGTGAAGAAATTGTTCTTCTCCAAGATCTGTCAGAAGACCAACGAGGAAAGCAAGGGCTGCGTCAGGATGACGCAACTCTTCCTCACCGTGGAAACCCCGCTATTGAGCGGGAATACTCAAACGCTGGTTTTCAAGTTCTATGAATCCAAGGGAGAGCTTCGCGTTCTTCCTCCGAACATCGGCTTGCACAGCAAGCCGGAACCGCTACTGATCCAACAGTGGATTCCGGCAGCAGTGAAGATGTTCGGTCTGAAAAAGACCGAACAGATCAAGAAGGAAATCAACTCGGTCTTGAAGGCTTCTGTCTGAACGGATCAAAGTCTGGGGCCGGAACTTTTCCGGCCCCGATTCTCAACCCCACTAAAGAAATCTCTTATGTCCAACATCTACTCCGCCTTCGATAACCACACTTTCCAACTGTGTGGGTTCAAGGACTTCAACTTGTACTGTGAAAAGATTAACTACGTCAATCAGAAGGAATACGGCGATGGACAGATGGAGGGGGAGTGGTACTGGATCGACTACAAGGAGTGGACGATCTACACGGGGGCATTTGGAAACTACAACTCGCCCGGAGCTTCGTGCTACACCCACGCGGTGCAGTTCGATCCCGATGAGGAAGCCTTAAAATTCCTCAAGGCATGTGAATTCTGGGAGGGGATGCCGGAATACATTCTGGTGGAACAGACCACAGAGAAGGAGTTGGTATGAATATGAAGGACGTATTCGTCGTGACGAAGTCGGAGAAGTACAAAAATGACACTATCACCATCGTGTCATGTGTCTTCTGGAGGTACTCCCAAGCCAAGGACTGGGCACTCCACTGCGTACTGGATTACATAAAGACCCACCCTGGGTTCCGCGTCCGGGTTAACTCGTTGCCCGACGAAGGCGACCCGGACGTCGGAGTTAAAACCATTCTCGGCTGTGTTCACGCAAGTGACACGGCAACAGGAAACTCGGTTTCCTACAGTGTATGGAACGAAACCATCCTCGGACGGCCGAACGAAAAGGAGTCAACATGACGGACTTCGATCAGTGGATGGAGAAGGTGGACTATTGTGTCGCCATGTTATTCTGTGGCCTGTCCACCTCTGACTTACCGGACGTGGACTTCTGGGAACTCTTCGATGGGGGTGACACGCCGGAAGAGGCGGCGTTGTTCGTAATCGAAAACGCCCAAACGTGAGAGCGAATACGTTGGAGGCCGGCAACGTTGCCGGCCTCCCCACAACACGAGGAGTGGGGTCTATTTCCCACTTCCATATGGTTAAATAAATGGTTCCATTCAATACGCCAGATAATCTGTCGCTCCTGGTAGCGGCAGATTATTGTGGAGATAATTGTTGGTATGGATTAGAATCTGCATATAGGTTGGATGCACTGGAGTATCCTACTCCAAATATTGGGAGTTGGAACTCCTATATCACTGGCTATTTGAATAGTAGTAGTAGGATTAGTACTAGGAGTAGTAGTAGGAGTAGTAGTAGGAGTAGTAGTAGTAGGAGTAGTAGGAGTAGTAGGAGTAGTAGGAGTAATAGTAGTAGTAGGAATATAGATAGATGTAGGAGTAGTAGTAGTAGCAGTAGGAGTAGGAGTAGGAGTAGGAGTAGTAGTAGTAGCAGTATCACTTAAGGGTTAAATAAATGGTTCCATTTAATACACCGGATAATCTGTCACTCCTGGTAGCGGCAGATTATTGTGGAGATAATTGTTGGTATGGATTAGAATCTGCATATAGGTTGGATGCACTGGAGTATTCTAGTCCAACTATTGGGAGTTGGAGTAATTGGAGTAATTGTTACTGGAACAGTAGCAGTAGTAGTATTACCAGGAGTAGGAGTAGCAGTAGCAGTATCATTAGCAGTAGGAGTAGCAGTAGCAGTAGCAGTAATAGTGCTAGGAGCAGTAGGAGTAGTATATACTACGGGAGTAGTGCTAGTAGTCGGAGTAGTGCTAGTAGTCGGAGTAGTAGAATTAATGGTAGTAGTAGTAGTAGTAGTAGCGCCAATCGGCGGACAAGTAAAAGTAAGTCTATCGTGACTGCAAGAAGTAGTGGTATTTAACCTAACCCTCGAGAATTGAAGGAACTATCATGGTCATCGGAGAATGCTACTTTGTGGAGTCTGTAACGTCCCATTACTACGTTGGTCGCGTAGTCGATATCCACGGTCCACATACCTGCACACTAGAGGAGTGTGCATGGGTGGAGAATACTGGTAGACTTGGTGCGTTCATGCGGAGGGGTACTACGCCTGAGATGGCACTAGAATTCATCGGAAACCGGACTGTCCATTGGGCATCAAATGCCAAATGGCCTCACAAACTTTTCACCGAGGATGTCTAAATGATTCCATTTAGTACACCAGATAATCTGTCGCTCCTGGTAGCGGCAGATTATTGTGGAGATAATGGTTGGTACGATTTAGAATCTTTGTACAGATTAGATGCATTAGATTATCCTAGTCCAACTATTGGGAGTTGGAACTCCTATCTAACTGGTTACTGGAATAGTATTAGTATGAGTATGAGTAGTAGTAGTAGTGATAGTACTAGGAGTAAAAGTAGTAGTATTAGTAGTAGTAGGAGTATTAGTAGTAGTAGTAGTGATAGTAGTAGTAGAAGTAGTCGGAGTAGTAGTAGTAGGAGTAGAAGTAGTAGTAGTAATAGAAGTAGGAGTAGTATCACCGAGGATGTCTAAATGATTCCATTTAGTACACCAGATAATCTGTCGCTCCTGGTAGCGGCAGATTATTGTGGAGATAATGGTTGGTACGATTTAGAATCTTTGTACAGATTAGATGCATTAGATTATCCTAGTCCATCTATTGGGAGTTGGAACTCCTATATCACTGGCTATTTGAATAGTAGTACTAGGAGTAGGAGTAGGAGTAGGAGTAGTAGGAATAGGAGTAGAAGTAGTAGTAGTAGTAGTAGTAGTAGGAGTAGTAGGAGTAGTAGGAGTAATAGTAGTAGTAGGAATATAGATAGATGTAGGAGTAGTAGTAGTAGCAGTTACTCCTTCTATGGTTAAATAAATGGTCCCATTTAGTAAACCAGATAAGGTGTTATCCACAAAACACCACGTCGGCCAGGAAGAAATCTTGTTCCGGGTCGCGGTGGCAGCGAACCCGGACGACGATACAGCCTGGCTCGTCTACGCGGACTGGCTGGAGGAGAACGACCGTCCCGAACCCGCTGCCAGATGTCGATGGTGGATGGCTACTCGGATCGCCCTCCGAGAGGGTGTACGGTGGGATAAGTGTCCGGCTTCGGCTTTGGAAGTAAAGTCGAATATAAATCGTATTAACGCCGAGTGGGTCCGGCGACTGTATGTGGTGGCCGTCATCCGCCTTATCCGCTCTCGATACGCCCCACTTCCAGAGTGGGGATTCAACGAGACTGACGCCACTCTCGCCGTCGCGGAGAGGTTTGCCCTGGGACTCGCGAGCCGTGAGGAATTAGAGGCCATCTGGAGTGTCGTCCGGAGTTCCATCCCGAGTGGTCCACTGGAGGAATTGGGGGACATATGGAGTACCGCTGAGAGTATCACCGAGAATGGTGCCTGGAGTGCTGTCCTGAGTGCCTCTCGGATTGCCACGCATGTCGCCAGGGGCAGAGCGTTGCATTCCTTCAGAGAGGAATTGGAGGATGTCTGGAGGGCACTACGGAGTGTCTCTCATAGTGCTGCCGAGATAATCTCCTCCATGCCCGACATGCCATTGTAACATCCTACTAATCCAAACGAAGGAAGAACCCATGTCGAACACGATCATCCAGTACATCGCGTCCGGAAGCGAAATCGTTCTGCAACGAAACGGCGTCAATCAGTGGTACACCACCAAGCAGGACGCAACGGTGTCGTCCTACACCACCGCCCCCTGTCCGATGCGCAATTCCCTACCTGTACTGTCCGGTAAAGTGATGGGGTTCCAAGTGTGGTTCCTCGAGAATCAACTGTCCGTGCGGATGCCGGAAAATAAGGTCACCAGCGTTCCGCTGGTCAGTCTCGAATACGATGTCCCCGCAGCGGTATCGACCAATCCGTCCAGATACCGGGACGAAAACGGTGTGATTTTTCGGCACCCGAGTCAGTGGATGTGGGGCATCGGAATCCGTACTACACTATCCTGCTGGATTCTGCCGGCTTCCTCGATCCCGTATCGCCGGTTGAAAGGACTTACCCGTGCGGGATGCCAGTGGCGTGTGACGCGGATCGACGCATCGGATGCGGAGAACCACATTCAAAGGGCGATTATTGCCC